ATGAAAAACTACGAACTTTGCTTAAGCAATCAGGACTGCATCTTTGACAGCGCGACCTTTGACGACGCGAAAGCGGCTGCCGACTGGGCAACCGGCAGAGGCGGCAAATATGTCATCCAGAGCAACAACGGACTTAACGTCAAGGTTGACGATGATGCGAAGCTTTTCGTCGAAAATTTTGACGGCTACGAAGAAATTTCTGAAAACGACCTTGTCAAGATGATTGAGAAGCTCGGCTAAAAACACAGAGCGGCGTGCTTTCGGGCGCGCCACGTTAGGAAAACGAGGAGACAGTATGGAAGAAACACCAAAGCGCAAGACGCACACTTCGACGGCGGTCAAACGCCGTTATAACGACAAGACATACACTATGGTGCGCGCCAGCTTGCCGAAAGACTTAGTCGCACGATTCAAGGCAAAATGCGAAGCCGACGGCATACCACAGGCGCAGGTCATAAAAAAAGCGGTCGTTGATTTTTTGGATGAAAATTGAAAAAGCCGGGCAAGGGATTTCTCCCCTGCCCGGCTTTTTTTAGTCCTAACGCAAAACGCACGCAAATCGCACGCAAATCGCACGCAAAACGCACGCAAGTTACCAGCAAGTTACCAGCAAGTTAAATCATGCCGAGAAGCTTGAGCACCGCCACGATGATACCCGCGCCGTAAAGCTCGAGCATGTTCATGAGGTTGAAAAGAATTGCTGTTATCATATGTCATGCCTCCTCATTCTCATATATTATGTCGAGCCCATAAGCTACGGCTGCTTCGTGCTCTATCTTGCAGCCGCGCGCATTTTCCCAACCTTCGCAAAAAAATGCTGCATGACAAAGCGACATATTTTCAAGAGATTTTGCCAAAAAGCAAAGCGGTATATTTTCTACTCCGCGCTGCTTCATTTGAGCATCACTATACCACTCGTCAGTAAACAAGGTGTTTACGACTTCATAGCCTTTAGCCTTAAGTGCCCTTATGGCATGCTCTCTCGTCGCCTTTATTTCCGCTTCGGTTTTTCCGCGCATTGGCTGTGACAACATTGCTTTTTTCATTTTGTAACCTCCTCAAGGCTCGCCACCGCGACCCAGCTCGAAATATCGCCGAGCAGGGCTTCTTTGACGCCTTTGTTTGTCTGTATCCTGCTTACCTTGTGCTTTGTCGGTGCAAGCTGAGCGGACGGGACCGCTTTTCCGCGCGCTGAGGTACAGCCGCCGTAAACAGCGCCTTTCTTGATGGTCACTGTGCTACCGACTGCAACACCTTTCTTTGCCGTCGATACTACTGTTATATCTTTGGTATGCACCCAGCTGCTGATCTCCTTGAGCAGAGCTTTACCGTCCTGCACCTTGCTTACGGTGTATTTGCGCAGCTTCACCCAAGTAGGTACGCGCTGTCCCGTGGCATAGTTCGTCCCGGTTATCTTTACCTTATCTCCGACCTTTATGCCGCCGCCCGGTTTCGAGGTCGATTCTGACGGCTTCTGTGCCGCTGTAGTGCTGTTGTAACTTATCCAAGGACATTTGCCCCAATGTACCCAGGGACGGCTCTTAAGCGCGGTTCTGACGACGCCACCGCCGCATGAGACGGTACACTCGATAACATAGCCATTGCCCTCATACACACCCACATGACCATCCATGAAAACGAGGACGCCGGGGATCTCTGGCATCTTATTTATGTTGCCGTGTTCGGTACATTTTGAGAGCATGCCGTTTGCCGACACATCCTGCGCGGCGTTATATTTCGGCGCGGCTGTAGCGCTGTCGCTCCACAGGTAGCCTTTTATCAAACCGACACAGTCATGCACGCGCTTGCCGATATCTTTCTTGCACGCCGCATATCTGGCGCTTGTATAAAAAGACGGATACTGCTTGCGCTTCGAGTCAAGCAGCGTCTGTGTGCCGACCTGCCCAAAGGTGCCGTACCAATACGGATTGCCGATGTTCGCTTTTGCGTATGCCACGAGCCCTGTATTAGTCTTTGCCATTTTCAGCACCCTCCTTTTTCTTAAGCTGCTTATTGATTTCCGCAACCGCCGCTTCGATAAGCATGTCCATCTCGATATCAGATATTGATATGCCTTTCTCATTGAGCATTTCAACGATGTTTTCCTTGACCTTCGCAAGCTTTTCTTCGCCGTGTAAATCTTTATACAGCTGCTCCGCTGCGTTGACACAAGTTTTCACGACCGACTCTTTAGTCTTGTCGGCGGAAAGCTTCGAAAGAATCTGCTTTATCGCGATCCCGATGAAGCCGAGCACCGCCGTTAAAACGGTGTAGATCAATGTCATACCGTACTCCGACCAAAATTCTGCAAACATAAATGTGACCTCCTTATTTTTCGCTCATACGGCTCTCCAAGCCGTCTATCCGATGGTGTGCTTGTTTCGCGGACGATTCAACAGAACTCAGTCTTTCAACGACTTCCCTTATGCTGTCATCCTGCTTTTCCTGCTTTCGTTTGATGTCATCGACGCCGCTTTTTATGTACCCCAGCTCCGTCAAAACAACACCGTCTTTCTTGCCTTCGTCGCGGTTGTCGCCTTTGTTGTTCCGCTTATAGGCTTGATACCCAAAGATAATGGCGCAAACCGTCCCGCATGCACCTATTGCGGCTAAAAAAACTTCCCACACACTCATCCCGTCACCTCCTCGAAGTAAATGCCCACAAGCTGCGACGGCAGATAGTGCATGACCGTGCCCTCGCCGCCGCTGTCGTCTCTTGTGCATCTGTAAATTTTGCCGCCGTCAAGATAGTACTTGTCCTTAAAATACCGCATACCTGCCGCCGCTGTTATCGGATTGTCGATAGTGCCGTCCTCGCCGACCGTTATCTTTTCCCAATGTGCGGCGACATTTTCCGGCTGCCATGTCGGGTTAGCCGATATAGCGTTATAGCACCGATACAGACCGCTCGGTCTGCGGACTATACTGCCGACCGCATAATCGACATATCCACTCCAAAGCGGATAAAGCTCTGCATACTCAAGTACCTCCGCGTCCGTCGTGACCTTTGTCAACACGCCGTTGATTTTGTCGCGATAAGCCTTTGCCTCTGCGCGTGTCATGCGCTGTCACCTCCTGTGATTATTTCAAGTGCCTCGGAGTCAGATATCGGGTCATCGTCATTCTGCGGCTGCTCCGTCCACACCTGCGTTATTTCTGTTTCAGTCTCCGTCCACGACTCGGTGTAATACCCGCCGTCGGACGGATATTCCGCCGTGATTATCGGCTTGTATCCGTACTGCAAAAGCAATGCGGGGTCGTTGGTAAAAACATCGCCATTTTCTGTTCTTATCGGTCTCGGCGCACCGTGCAGAGCACCGCCGACCAGTTTTCCGTATATCATATTTTCACCCCCATGTGAAGCTGCCCGCGCCCTGATTATAGAGCGCCGTTTTGCCTATAAGATCATAAAGGCACGGCACACCGTTTGCATCGAGACACGGGACAAGCTGCTGTGCATCGCCGTCGGTGTAGCTATATAACCGCATAACAGCCTTATTGCCCGACCAGTTGTTGTTGCCGACGTCAAATATCAATCCGTTTGTCGGCGTCTCGAAGTCGGCGACATCGCTCCAAGATTTTTTTAAAATATCATTGACCCACACGCCGGCTT